TGTTGGAACTGCTCATTCCAATATGATAATTTTGTTTCGTTTGTATTTATATAATTATAATTATTTGGTAATATAGTTGTTTTTTTTAATAAATATGGTAAGGACATAATATATATTTTATAATTGTAACCGTAAACATTAATTAATTCAACATACAGATTATCTACTATTTCGATATTATTATATTTTTTGAACATATGTGAAATTTGAGTTTTACAAAAAAAATGTATTACCATATCCGGATATAATTCACTTAATTCTATTATAAATCTATAATATTGGATATTATCACCAATACCCTGCTCAGAAATAATTAATAATTTCTCGCATTTATCACTTCCATTCCAATAATCGATTGATGGTATGTCTAATCTATCGAATAGTTTTGTTTGTGGATTTATATTATTATATTTTAATCTATTTTCATATAATTCAAACCCCTTTTTAAAATTTTTTTTTGCTAGATAACTAAACGAAGACGAATACATTTCTTTATGATTTGTTTTATAATCTGTTATAGATTTATATGTATCTATAGAATTATCATACTCTTTTAATATATAGTATGTATCACCGAGTGATGATTTAAATGTATTATTATTTTTATCTATTTTTAAAGCATTTAAAAATTCTTTTTTTGAAGATTCATAATCGTGAATACTTCTATAACAAAGACCCATATTGTGATATACATCAGGAATTTCTTGTATATCTATAACCTTTTTAAAATACTGTATTGCTAATTTATATTGTGACATACTGTTGTAACATACACCAATTTGATTTAATACAGCACAATTTTTAGGATCTATTTTTATAATATTAATATAACATTCTACAATTGCATTTTTGAACATATTTTTTCTTTCATATAAATTTCCTAATTGAAAAAGTAAATTAATTTTATCTGGAAAAAAATCATCTATATAAGTTAGTATTTTTTTATATAAGTCAATAGCTTCTTCATATTTTTCATCATTTACAAATTTTATAGCTTGAGAATATACGTCTTGAAGTGACATTTTATTTAATACTTTAATATTTAATAAAATAATATTTTTATATTAATAACTTTGTAATTTTATTATTTTTTTTAATAGTTTTTAATTTAATAGTTTTTAATTTAATAGTTTTTTATTTAATAGTTTTTATAATATTTTACTTCAACAATATCACTTTTCAAAGATTTATTAATGAGTTGTTTTATAAAAGCTCTACGATCATTTTTATGATAAACAGATCTAGCTAATTCAATAAAAATTGAGTCAAACTCTTTATTAGATTCTTTCTCTCTAATATTATCTTCAATTTCCCATAAATCTTCATTTATTTGTTTTAATTGATTATAAAGATCAATATCTAGTTTAAATTTATTTATATGTGTTTCTAGTAAATTTATTTCTTTCTCAACATTCGATAATAAATTATTATCTTTCAGTTTTTCTTTTTTAATTTGTAAAATACTATATTTATCATATAATTCACCAATAGAAACAGGAATATAACATATACTCATTTATAGTTTAACAAATAAAATAAATTATAAAAAATAACACAACTCATATATCACTCAAAAATATAGAAGTGTAAGGAATATTATACGTTTCAGCAGACCACTTACTAAATCCTGAACCATGTTCATATACAGAAAAAGCATTTATAGACTTTGAATATGACATTAAATAAAAATCAACCATAGTATTCATTAATACATTTTCATCATCATTATTTTCACGTGTATGAACAATTTTATTAGACGTGGTTTTTATAAAAGGAAATACATCTAGTAATAGTTTTTTTATATTTTCATTATCAGCTAATAATAATATGTTTTTATTCTCATTATTTTCTTTGTATTTTTGTATAAAATTAATTATAAATTCAATTTTGTGTTTATCATCATCGTCAAAGTAATCATTATACATTTTAAAATAACTATCTTCTTCATTATCATTTGCATCATCTAATTTACAGTTAGCCATAATTGACTCGTCTATTTTTATAAAATCATTCATCCTATTATTTTCATCATTTACTAATTTTTCTCCAGTTAGATATTTATCACCAAATCTAATATGTATTGTTATAAATCCATCTTTTTGGAGTTTTAATTCGTTAAACGTTGATAGTATTTTTTGTTCTAAATACAATGTTGGGGATAACATTAGTTTCATAATGTCTTTATGTTTTTGTGGAATAGGTTTATCTGGAAATGCTGTTGTATGAATGTATAATGAGAAATTATGTATTTCTAAATCTTTTAAGAAATATAAAAAATCGCTGTTGATATCTAATACATTTTTTTCATTTTCATTTTGCTCTTTTTTATTTTCTTTAAAATTAGTATTCATATGTTTTTTTATAGAGCTTGAAATTGTATTAGGCAAATCACTGCTAAAAGCAAAATTTTTCAATAAATGTTTTAACGGATGGTTAGAAATTCTAAATCCATAATGGAAATTTTTTTCTTCGCAAAATTGCATTAAAAAATAACATCCTCTTATAAAATCTCCAAAACCTGTAGTTTTTTCATCTCCATAAGATGGTTGAAAGACATTGTATATATTTTTAACATTGTTATTACGTAGAAAAAATAAAATTTTATATAGAGGATCATTAAAATTAAATGGGACAATCACTTTGTCGTAATAAATACCTTTATTGTTATTGCTTCTAACGATCTTTTTCTTTTCTAATGGTTTTGTTAATATTAATTTATTCATTACATTATCTAACAATAAAAAATAAATGATTAAAACAAATTAAACTACTATTCTACAATTAAATTACTTAAATAAATTGTAGAATATAATATTATCAAATTACTTGTTACAGGTTGTTGTTGTGGTTTTATAGGTTCTAATTTTGTAAATTATTATTTCCATGAAAATAAAGATGTCACAATTGTAAATATTCATCAATCTATTATAGATTTAAATGAAAAAATGTAAATTTTATATGAGAAGATATAAATAAATATTTTTGATTTGTAGTTTATTGATTTTATTGATTTTTATTGTAAGCTAATACAATCTCATTAATATCATTAATACAATCTTTTATATCTTGATTTTTAAAACATATAGATTGTATCTCTGCTGGCGATAGGATATAATCTTTCACATTTAAAAGTTCCATATATTTTATCATTTCATCTTCGCTCAATTCATATTTAAATTGTAACATTTCCTTAATAATGTTTTTATTTGTTTTCTTAAATTCATATTTAAAATCAAATCTACCTGGACGTATTAATGCCTCATCAATCTTTTCAGGATAATTTGTAGTCATTATTATCATTATTCCATGTAATTCTATAATTCCATCTAAAATATTAAGAAAACAAGATAGATTTAATGCATCTTCTTGTTTATTCATTATTTGAACAGTTGATTCTGTTAAATCAATTAATTTGTTAACTGCAATAAATTCATTCATTTCATGATTTTTACTTTTTATATTTTCTTCATTATCATTTCTTGATTGAATTATATTATTTTCAAATGCATCGCAATCCTCTAAAATATAACAAATTTGTTTTCCATCTAATTCTCTTCCATTAATATTTCTTTTTCTAAAAATACTTTGCAATTCCTCACAAGTTTTTATTTTACTTAAGTTAATAACAATAGCATGTCTTTTTGTATAATTTAAAATAGCTTTTATTGTGCTTGTTTTTCCACAACCAGGACATCCATAAAATAGTAATCCAGCTTTAAATGTAAATCCAGACCTTTTATATTTTTCCTCTCCTACATTAATAGTTTCAGTTGGATCATATACAAAAGGTTTAATATAATTAATTAGTTTTTCCTTTTCTTCAAAAAATATATTTTTCAATAAATCTTTATTATTTTGTAAAGGTAATTCATCAAATATTAATTGCATTTTATTATCTTCTTTTTCACAATTTTTATACTCAAAAATATATTGAGAATTACAGTCTTTTTTTTTATTCAATATTAAATTATATTTTTCTACACAATCTTTTATAAAGTTTTCTAATATTATTAAATCTTTTTCGTCAAAACTATTAAGAGATAATGTTATTACAAAACTTTTATTTTTTGGTATATTTGTTTTATTGTTCTTTTCATTCTCGTCTTCTTTTTCTGTAGAATTTAATTCGTTAAATTCACAAAAAATCTTATCCTTTTCTCTTATTAAAAATTTTCCGTTTGCAATTGGTATAAACATAAACTGATCTTTATTTTTCCATTCTGGTTGTTCATTCCAACCATAAACATTTAATTCAGTATTATTCGTCATTATTTCTGTTAAAGAAGTAATTTTACAATCTTTATTTGTTGATAAATAATAAACAATTGATAAAAAAGTATTACTGTAAACTAATTTAGTAATAGGAGTAGTTGACATAGATCTAATAACAGGAATTTCATGAGATGAAATTGTTATAGAAATATATTTTTTATCTCTTTTAATAAAATTTGTAATTATCCTATGTATTTCGTGAATTGGAATAATATGATAAATTAAAGATAAAAAAACCATGCAAATAGGCATATATTGCATATATTTATTATCACTTTTAAAATTCGTTAATAACATTAATATTAAGGGTTGCAATGAAGTATCAATCATAATCTAATTAATTTATATAATTTTATATGCTTTTCCATATAAAATTTTATATATAACAACCTAAAAGAAATTATGATTATGAATTATGTTTGAATATAGAGAAAATTGCAAACGAAGAAAGAGTTCAAAGTTCAAAATATTTATATGTGTAAAAATGAATATAAAGATTTTGATATTAACTAAAAATTAACGTCACAAATTTATAAAATAATTTATTGAGGTCCAGAACCTAATTCCAATGGTGGTCTCATGAAATCTGGCTCAATTGTGCTTTGGTTCCATGGTCCAACATTTAATTGTGGGTTTGGTGGTTCAGAACGGATTTGAAGGTTAGCATTTCTTAATGTTTGGCCGATGGTATCAATACCAATGTGGTAACCAGCTTTTAATAAGTTAATGTTAGCAAGTTCGCCTTTACCAGAAGGGTTTAATTGAGCCCATTGTGAGTTAGAATCCTTTGGAAGAAGTTCGGCAGGATTTTGAATATTAGGCTTAGAACAAGAAGAAGGGACGCCAGGCATACTAGTTTGAACACCATTTGCGGATGCGAAAACTTCGTTACCATCAGGATCAGAAGGCTTAACTCCAGAAGAAGAAGCCATGTTGGTATTTTTGTATTGTTGTTGCATACCTGAGTTAGATTCAGATCCAGGTGTGCCTTTTGCACCTAAATAACCAGCAAACATACTAACACCATAGGCGATAATTAATAAAACTATAATAGCTCCAATACCATAGTCATTCCATAGTTTCTTTAAAGAGACACTCATTATATAAAATTAATGATAAAATAATTTTTTGAATACTTATTAATTAATTCACATTTAAATGTCTAAAATTATGGCAGGTTTTTCTAAAACTTATTCTAAATGAAAAATTATATTAGTTTCAAAATATAATTTTTATATTTATTTTTCTATAATCCTTCTAATTCACTTTCAGAAACTTCATCTATTTCAGCATCAAAATCGCTATCACTATCATTTATATTTTCTAGCATATAAGTTTTCTTAATATTCTTTGCCTCTAAATAAGCAAGAATAGCACTTTTCTTTGCTAACTTGGCTTTATTTCTAGCCTCCTTATATAATTCAAAATAAACTTGATTTGGTTTCTTAAGTTGTATTGTTTCTAAATTATCTAGCTTAAAATTAGAATCAAAATCACTTACCTCTTTTAATTCGTTTGATTCATTTACATTTTCTTCATTTGGTTTATCTAAATCTTCAAATTCTAAATCAATAGATATATTTTCTTCGTTTTTATCTGTTTTATTATCGCTAATAATGTCCATATCAATATCCATATCCTGTAATATCTCTAAATTATCACCAACAGTAACACCAGTATTTTGTTCTTTTGTTTTATTATTCTCTAAACTATTATTTGTAGGGGTCAATGTTTTTTCATTATTTTTAATTAAATTATTATTGATTAAATCGTCTATTTTTTCTAAAAGAGGTTCTTTTGTATCATTAACAATAGCACCACTATTAAAAGATGTATTTAAATTTTCAACTTCAGTAACGTTCTTTTTATTTGATTTAATTAAACAATTATCAAACATGGGTTCTTCGTCTAAAACCATCATTTGCTTCAATTCTATTTCAATTTGAAAATTTCTAGAAGTGAATTTAATACCTTGTATTTCTAAAATAGATATAATATTTGTTTCACTTGTAATGTCGCTCATGCTTAACACATTTTCCCTCTCATTGTATATTTTAATATTAGGCATATTGGAATGATTATTCCTAACATTTGTTCTAACTAAATAATATTTACCTGACTTGTATACACGGATAGTTGAATTAAATGCTGTTTCTATATCAGCTTCTTCTAAACTATTCTCAAACCAACTACTGCTTTTTTCAAATATAAGCTTTTGACACTTTTCTTCTAAACTTTCGAACCAACTGATTAAGGTAGATGCATTTTTATCAAACATCAAGTCGCAATAATATTTTTTGCCTGTCTTAACAAAACCTTGTCTAGTTTGACTTTTAGTAGTTTGTATATATAATGGTTTTTTATTGTATTCAATCTTTGTAAAATAAGCGCCACCTTGAATACCTGATGGATGTGCTAAAGTAACATTTGAAAAATCGAATGATTCATCTGGTTCAATAATATTTTCCATATTATTCAAAATATAGAAAAATTTAAATCTTTTAACACGCATAAAATATAATTAATTTTTATGTATAATTTAATATGAAGGATTCTTTAGTGCAACAATGTTTAGATATTTTGAAGAGGGATGATATTAAAAATGAGTTTAAATTAATTTTTAAACCTGTAATTGATTTTATATTATACGAGATTAATCCATATATCTACATAACAGTAGCGTTAGTTTTTTTAATATTTGTAATGATATTAGTAATACTCATTATTTTAATTATGATACTTCGCAATAAACAAGCATTACAAAAAATTTTTTAAAATATAAGTTAAACATAATTAAAATAATTTTTGAATTTAGGAATTTATTTTATAATACTCTTCAGTATTTATTCTAATTTTAGTAAGTAAAAATGATCGTTTTTATTAATGTATTTATTTTTATTCTCCATGAATTATATAATTATGCCACGTAAAAGTAGAGCTAGTCGTAGAAATAAAAGAGGAGGTTCTTATAGTTCCGCATCAAGTTATGGCGTTTATGTAAATGGAGGCCAAAACGCTCAATACGATAGAACACTCGGTGTATCTGGACCTTACAGCAATGTTCAAGGAAACGTCATTATTGGTGCTCAAGGTCAAAATGTCCAAACACAAGGCGTTCCTACTAGTGAAAACCTTTCTCTTGTTCAATCTGCTGGAAAAAGAAGACGTAGTAGTAGTAAACGTAGTAGACGCGGTGGATTCTTTGGTTCTGTTGTTAATCAAGCAATTGTTCCATTTTCTATTTTAGGAATGCAACAAACATATAGACGCAAGAGACACGGCGGAAAAAAAACTAAACGTCGTCATTAAATTGATTCAAAAATTGTCTAATAGCATCACTATATTTCATAGGTTGTAAATTATCTATTTCGTTATATTGATTATGTATATTTTTTATATCATGATCAGTAATTTCTCTATTTGTTCCACTATCATCACGTGGTATAAGTCCTTTACGCTTCCTATATGTTTCTTCTGATTGAACAAAGTAATGAGCAATATATGCTGGTATTTTATCAAACGAAACGTTTAAAGGTTTGAATGCTGGCACACCCTCTAATACTTTTCGATCTACACCATACATTTTGTTTCTATTTTTTATATTATAATAATGAGGATTTGTAGCACTCTCTATTTCTTGTGGTCTTACAAAGCTTTTTACATGAATATCTAATTTAGAAGAGGATTTAGTATAATTATCAAACATCAAACCTTTAGGTTCTTCTTTCAAATAATTTGATCCAAACATGAGCCAATTTATACCCAATGAATCCGCAAATGGATATTGATTCAAAAATTGTTTTACGCCTATAAATCTATTATCATTCAATATAAAGAATTCGTCTGCATCTAAATAAAGCATCCAATCTACATTTAATAATTTTGATATATTTGCCGCTAAAGTCATAAGAGGAAATTTTATAGCACCATTCATATGTGAAACATTTATTATTTGAACCCTTTTATCGAAATTTCTAAAAACACTAGTTAAAGGTAACACTGATTTATGCTCAAAGATAACAATTATATCGAACCCTAATAATAAATGATGAGCTGCCCATTCTTTGATATGTGTTTCATCGCGAGCATTTGTAAAGAGAGCTACTTTTGTTATTAAACGTATTTGTCTGCTTAAAGTATAATTATTTTTTTTGTTTGTTGTAAATAGCATATTATAATATTATATAATATATTATGAATTTTGAACAACAAATTCAGCAATGGGTATCAGTTGATAACCAACTTAAACAATTAAATGAAAAAACAAAGGAGTTAAGAGAGAAAAGAAATAGTCTTGAAGAAAGTATAACGAATTATGCTTCCACTAATAATCTCTCTAATGCGACTATAAAGATTGGTGGTGGAAAATTAAAATTTACAAATACACGTGTTCCTGAACCTTTGACATTTAAATATTTAGAAAAAACTTTGGGCGAGGTTATTAAAAATGAGTCACAAGTAAAGTTAATTATGGAGCACTTAAAGCAGAAAAGGGCAATAAAGGTTGTTCCAGAAATAAAGCGCTTTTCTAACAATTAAATATTATATACTTAATTTATATGAGCTATATTGGAGCAGAAGAATTAGTTTATAATAATGATAATGAAAATAATATATATACTGGTGGTTTCAGTGTTAAATCTTTAATGATGAAAGGAGGTATGACACCAATAATGTCAAGAGATCATGATGAACAAAATGGTGGGTCAGGCCAAGTATCAGATCTTTTTGCGAATTTAGCAGTGCCAAGTTGGATACTTTCATATGGACATATATCTGGCGGCAAAAATATGAAACAATATGACGAAGATGAACATGGTAAAGATGCAGATGCAGATGCAGACGCCATTGATGATGATTTACATGATAAATTATTAGAACTTGTGAAAGAAGATGAGAGAAAAATAAAGAACGCAAACAAAAAGTTGTCTAGAAAACAAAAAAATAGTAAGAGTAGTAAAACAAATACAAAGAAAAATTGGAAGAATGTAAATAAAAAATAAAAATAAACAAAAAGTAAAAATAAATAACAATTAAGAATTATTATTATATTAAATTGTTAATCTAATATAATAAATGTTATTTTTAACATATGATCCGTATAATGATAATTTCAAAGAAAATAATAGTTATACAAATGAAGATGAAGAATTGAATGAATGTTTTATTTGTTATGAAATAACTATTGAAAAAGATGAAGAACCAATAAAGTTAGAGAAACAACGTTATTATTTGAAAAAATGTACTTGTCTAGGTTTTGTTCATAAAACATGTCTAGATATATGGTTTGATAAAACACATAAATGTCCTATTTGTCGCGAAATTATAGTAGAAAACCATTTTTATATAGGAGAAATAAAATATATAGGTCCTTATTTAATATCGTTTTATTTATTATATAGGAGACACATATATAGATTCCTGAGAGTATGTTTTGTTACAATGTTTTTTTATTTTGTTATAGAGTTATATTACTCTATCATAGTGAATAAAATGATTAGAGATAAATATTATGATTATGATTATTACTATTATAATAACTTTGCGCCTGATAATAGATATTTGCCTATTCATGATAAAAATTTATTAAATAATGTTAATCGAATTATAAATCGAAATATAAATATGAATGAATACACTAGTTTGAATATTTCATCATCTAAAATCCACCCCAGCTATTGTAATTAAATGGTGATACAAGTATATCATCTACTTTACCTTTCCAGAAATCAACACGCTTTTGGAAAGCAATTTCTTGTGCTGTCTCTGGATAAGGAGTAGTATTTTTCTGCATTAATTCTTCTTCTTCACTTGTCATTTTTGGTTTATTACCATAACAATTTACCCCAAATTGAACTTGTGGGTTAGCAATAAACCCACCATTTATACCTGGTCTTCCACAGTCATGTTCATGACCTGCTACTGTTTGTAACTTGTTAAATGTCTTTTGCTGTGTAGGGAATAATGCCATTTGACCGTCAGACCAACCATAGTTACACCATTCTGCACCATGTTTATAAGCATCTTCAATTTGTTCATAAGTTGCTAAATTAGCACCATATGCTTTACATAATGCTTTTGCATTTTCATAATTATAATAATTACCAGGAATATTGAAAACTTGTTTCTTAAATTTAATCTCAGGAACTGGTGTTGGTTGATAAGCTGATTGATCAACTACAATATCAACTTGTGTTTTTGGTGTAAAAAGGCCTTGGACATAAGCTGTTACATTTATACTGAAAAAGTATTGTAAAGCATTAGCAATAATTAATAAAACTAACACAATAATTATTATTATACCCATTATTCCGCCTTTATTAGAGGCGGTTGTTCCATCCGCATTTTGGTTATTTCCTAAAGAAGATGCGAAAACATAATAAATTACTACTACAAAAAGTATGATTATAAATACAGTTGGTTTCATAATGTAGGTATTCAAATTATTATACATATTAACTGGATCAGTTGTTGATGTTGTATTTACTACTTCCATTTATATATTATATATAAATAGTTAAAAAAAGATTTTAATTTGTTGGCTTCTTTCTATAAAATAAACAATATGCCTTTGGTGAAATAATAGAATCTACTAAACCTACCTCTGTTACACTTGTATCATTAAAATGATACCATTTGCCATTCGCATTTTTTACGTAAGCAGTATAGTGACCTCCTAAAACATTTCCACTATGATTACATACACCATACAGTTCATATTTGTAGGATTCTTTTTTATATCCTATTACATAATTAGATAAGTCAAGATCGTCTATAGGAAATGACACTACTATTTGATTTTTCTGTAAATTATGGCTATTAAACCGTTTTAAATCGATTACCAAAATAGTAGGGAAAGACCAAAATTGTATTTTCTTTTTAATATTTATTTTTTCTTTTTTATCTTCATTATACCAAGCATTTTCTCCTTCTAGAATCTCTCCTTCTACATAATAATTAAAGCAATCGATTAAAGAAGGAGATTTATTTCCTTGAGGAATAGGTAGGTCTATCATAAAATAAGGTTCTGGTGTTATTTTTAATCGCTCACCTGTTTCTAGTGAAGTTATTTCTGAAACATGAACAGCATAAAATAAGTTCCAAATTTCAGAGTATTCTTTAGAATACATATTTTTCACTGTCTCAAAACATTGTATAGCTATTTTATCTGTTTCATTTTCTGGCTGTCCAGTAATAGTCATTTTTATTTCTCTCGATAATGAATTATGAAAACAATCTATTAAAAATAATAGGAACTCTGGTAAATCATTTTGAGAAAATCCAGTGAACATTTCCATTCCTTTAATGGATGCAATTTTTTGAATTGTTTTAATAAATTTGCCTGGTGATACAACACAATTATTCCCCCACAATAATTTTCGCAGCTCATCCCATTCCAATAGTAATGCTGAGTCGTATTTATTTTTTAATTTTTTTTTATAAGTTTCCAACCCTAAAAAATAATTTAGTTCATAAGTGTGAGATAACACTTGCATACATGAATTAATAAAACATGTATTTCCAAGGTTTGCTAATCCACTAAGCCCTTTGTCTTTATAATTATTAATATCCATAAATTTATATATAATAAAAATATCATAATATATTTAAACATATTTAATAATATATATTATGAGTCAAAATTCATTTAGTTCAGGGAACAGTTTATCGAACCAACAGATTTTATTAGTTAATATATTAAATCGTATGTATAATGATAATTTAAGGCAAATTAATAATTTGAACGAATCAAATAGAGAGATTCGAAATTTATTAATTGATCTATTAAATAATTCTAATAGAGGAAGACAAAATAATAACTCTAATAGAAGACAACAGACACAACGAGAGACAAGTAATGGTTATTATAATGAATATAGACCTTCTTATATAATTGATTCTATTCAAGAATATCGTTTGCCTTTATTAACAACTAATTTAAGTCAAATAAATAGGCAAATGAATAGACAAAATACAAGAAATAATATCAATAATAGCAACAATAGTAATAACTATAATAGAACAAATAATATTTTTGATACGTTAATACAGAGATTCTTTGACCCTGTTCCAGTTTATCCAACTCAAACACAAATAGAAACAGCAACTAGACGTGTTAGATATTGCGATATAGTTACACCTAGAAATACTTCTTGTCCTATTTCATTGATCTCATTTAATGATAACGATATGGTAACTGTAATAAGATATTGTGGTCATATTTTTAATACAGATGAAATAACAACTTGGTTTAGATCAAATTGCTTATGTCCAGTATGTAGGTATGATATAAGAAATTATAATTCTAATGTTTCGAATAGTGAAATTTTCAATAATGAAAGATTAAATGTGAGCTATGATAATATAGAAGAACAAAATGGAAACGAAAATCTGTCTCAGGAATCAAGTGTAGAGAGAAATACAAATACGAACGATTTATTAAATAACTTGATTGGCACAAATATCAATACAAGTAATATTGATTATACACTTGTTCAACAACTGTTTTCTCAAAATGATTTGTCAGGAAATCAAATAGAACCAACAGATATTTTGAATTTGTTAAATCTTTTACAACGTCATAATTAATAATTTATTAAGATTATATAAAGATAATTTTATACTTAAAATTATATTTACATGAAAAC